GGGTGAAGGCAGCGGTCACGATTGTGGCTGGCGAAGCGTTGTGCTGGGAGCACTGGTTCGAGACTGCGGTGAGGATGCGAGATGGCTAGGGGCGGCGCGAGGGTCGGCAAACCAGCGACCCCATACGGCAACCGCACCGATCTTCCTGGCAAGGTGCTGCCGATCACCGCCGCACCCGGGCAGCAGTACGGCGCTGCCGGTGCACAGATGGCGGCGCAGAGAGTCGTGCCCATGGCGAGCCCGCCCTCGCCGGGGGCACCTGCCGGCGGCGGTCCTCCTCAGGCGGGGCCGCCGCCGGTCCCACCTGGGGGGTTAGGCCACATCGCTCGCCCGTCAGAGCGCCCGGCCGAGCACGTCATGACGGGGGTGGCCTCCGGCCCCGGTGCTGGTCCGGAGGCCATCCCCGGCTACAACCCCAATCAGGTGCCGCCGTCGACCACGCGCACGCTCGGCACACTGCTCAACGGGCTCGCCGCCCAGCCCAACGCCACCCCTGAGGTGCGCAACCTGGCGGCGTTCGTCGGCCAGGGCAAGTTGTGAGCATCGACCCCAGTGCGCTGAGCGAGGTGCTGCGGGTCCCCGAACTGCAGCAGTCGCCGGGGGCGGCGGTGGCGCTGGCATCGTCGGGGACGCAGACGCCGACCGCCGACGCGCAGGCGGTCGGCTACACCCAGCAGGTGCAGGCGTACGGCAAGGCGTCCAACGAGTACACGCAGACGCAGGGCCACCCGCCGGCCCATCATCAGGGCATCCTGGCTCAGGTCGGGTCGTGGCTGCTGCCCTCGGCGCACCGGGTGCAGCAGGTGGCCGGTGCCGTCGGGACCATCGCTCACGATGTGCGCAACGACGTCATCAACCCGATTGAGCGACAGACCATCCCTGGCACCTCGATCCGCCCCGCCGGTCCCGTGCTCAAGGCCGGGTTGAACCTGATGCCCGAACTCGGCTCCGCTGCGCAGCAGGCGCTGGCCATCGCCAACATGCCGCTGCAGCAGGTGCAGCACAACTACCGCTACCTCCACGACGTGTGGGTGCGCCATGGTCCCGCGCCCGCCCTCGGCGAGCTCGCCACCATGATCGGCGCTGGCTACGCCGTGGGACAGACGACGGACTCTCCGCAGGCCGGGGTGCTCGCCGGTGAGGCGGTCGGCCAACTCGAGGGGCGGTTGCTGTACCCCGATTCCTGGGCACGCACTGCCAGCGGTACCTACCGCGACCCCCACACCGGGCAGTTGGTGTCACCCGGGCGCGATGTCGCCAACGCCCTGACCGCGGTGGGCGTCCCGGTCGGGAAGGCCGGCGCTGCCCACGGCATCGTGTCGGGCGCCTTCGACGCCGCCTTCGACTATCTGCTCGACCCGTTGCAGAACGCCGGCACCATCTACGGCGAGGCCAAGATCGCTCCTGCCCATGCGCCAGGTGACGCTCAGGCCCTGCTCGATTCGCACCTGCCGAAGCCTGACGTCATCCAGTACCACCGTGCGGTGAACTGGATCGCCGGTGAGGATTCCGCGGCGGCCATCGGCTCGCGCTTCAAGGGCTTGTCGGAGATCCCCGGGATGCTCAACCGCCTCGCCGAGGCTGACACCCCGCAGGCGGTGACCAACGTTTTCGAGGACCAGCTCGCCTTCGAGAAGGCGGTCAATGAGGGGCGCTTTACACCGCTCCAGATCCTGAACCCGATTACCAACACGACGACGGTCCTTCCTCGTCCTGCGTATAACCCGATCAGCGGCGAGGTACAGACGCTCGAGCAGGGCATCGCTCCGGTGTTCGCCCAGGGGTTGCCCACGCTGTCGTCGTTCAAAGCGATGCTCGACTCGTCGCAGGAGTGGCTGCAGAACGCTTCGCAACGGGCGCGGGCCTTTTCGATGGTGCCCGAGCAGGCCAAGGTGGCGGCGGTTGGTGACACCGGTGTCGAGGCGTTACGCCGTCAAGGGCTGATGGGGATGGGGCCGTCGTTGACGAACGACCTGATCGACCGCTTCCTCGCCACCAACGACATCGGTGAGCGCCGCAACATCGTGAAGTCACTGCAGAAGGCGGTGCTGCTGAGCCGTGCCGGCATCCGTGACGAGGCCATGGCCGATCCGTCGGTGATGCAGAAGGCGCTGTCGCTGATCGACGAGAAGATGGGCGGCGAGATCGCCTCTACCGGCGTCTACGACACCAATACCGCGGGGCAGGACATCTCACGGGTGGAGCTCCACGACGCTGCCGGTAATGTGGTCGGCTCCACGCCGGCTGCCGGCCACTCGGGGCAGCTTGCCACCGAGTTCGGCCTCCTTGATTACGGCGATGTGAAGGACCTGTCGCAGCAGTTGAAGAACGCCACGGGGCTGTTCGGCAAGGTCGATGACTTCGCCTGGGACCACTTCACCAGCACCTGGCGCAAGTTGGCGCTGCTGACCGGCGGGTTCGCTGCGCACATCACCATGGCTGAGGACCTGCTCAACGGCGCCCGGCTCGGGTTTACCGATGTCGTCGACAACGGGATCAAGGCGGCGGTGTCGGACCTCGGGTTCAAGGTGGCTCGTGAGGACGTCGGCCCCATCCGTGCTGCGGTGTACCACTTGATGGGCTCGCCGTCGGCCGATCAGTGGGACGCCATCTTGGGGAAGGAAGCGCAGGCTCACGCGGCTGAATTGCGCACGCTCGGGATGCATGAGGAAGCGCGGAACGTGCTTGAGGAAGCGTCCAAGGTACGGGCTGCTGCACTCGATAAGGCCGACCTGGCAACGCGTGTCACGCTGCTCACCGATGGCCATAGCCTCGTTCCGGCGGTGAGCGCCGGCTACGTCTTCCCGACGAGCGGTGAGGCCCCGGTGGAGACGGCTCGTACCGCCATCGAGGGCCGCATCAAGCTCGGGCCGTTCCAGCAGGTGGGGCCGACCTACCGCCTCTACTCGGCCGACGACAAGAACGCGTCGATCTGGTGGGGCCAGCACCTCAACATGCTCTCGCACGACGCCGTCGATCAGGTTGGTGCGGCGGCGTACCGCGGCTCGCTCATGAACGGCGAGGATGAGCAGGTGGCGGCCACCAAGGCGTACCAGGCCATGCGGGACAAGATCGTCGCCATGCCACAGTCGGAGAAGGCGATGTACACGCGCCTCACCGATCCCGGTGATGGTGGCATCACGCCTGAGGAAGCCTTCGCTCGCCACAAGGTGGAGGCGCTCAAGGGCGCCACGGTGGGCAAGGACGGCAACCCGCACCTCGATCTGCTCGGCAAGATCGCCACCGGCGATACCATCACCTGGCGGGACGTCAAGGATATCATCCCCGAGCAGATGCCTATGAGCATCCCCGGGCGGGAGATCGACTTCAACCCGCTCGGCGGGATCGACCGCCTTGCCGAGCTCGGGCACCAGAAGGTGCTGACGCCGATCATCAATAGCTTCGCTCGGCGCCCGATCTTCATGGCGCAGGTCGAAGATTCGTACAAGGCGTACGAGGTAGCGGTGGAAGCGGGGACGCTCGACAAGGGCGTCGCCACGGCCAAGGCTGTGGAGGACGCCTCGACCAAGATGATCCGCTTCATCCACAACCCGAACGAGCGGCTGCAGCTCACCGAAACGATGCGCAACGTAGCCCCGTTCTGGTTCGCTCAGGTGCAGGCGTACAAGCGGTTCGGGCGTCTGCTGCTCGAGGACCCTGGGGCGTTCCGCCGGATGCAGTTGATCCTCACCGCGCTCACCGATTTCTCGAACCGCCAGATCGCGGCCGGCGGCAACCAGCAGGTGGTCTACCCGGGCTCGGGGTTCGTCACCCACGGCATGCTCGCCGCCCTCACCACGCTCGGGGCCAAGGGGATGGACTTCACCACGGCGGTGCCGGTGGCGTTCGCCGGTTCCGTCAACTCCATGAGTGCTGTGGACCCGTTCATGTCCGGTGCGTCGGGGCTGCGTCCCTCGCTCGGGCCGTTGGTGGCGGTGTCGGCCCACATTATCGACGGCTTCGATCCACACGCCGCGTCCGTGGTGGCGAGCGCCGTGGGGCAGCAGACGGCCGCCGGGTCGTGGTGGGACCTCATCCCCAACACGCCGCTGCGTGACGCCATCATGGGCGCCGCGCCGGAACTGCCCGGTCTGGTGGTCGGCAACGATTCCATCTGGATGCACACGCTCGCCAACCTCGACTACGCCCAGAACGTGGCGATGGACAAATGGAAGGCGACCGACCAGTACAAGAGTTTCGTGGCCTCCGGTGGCGACCCCAACGATCCCAACGCTCCGGGCCGGCCGCAGATCGTCCCGTCGCCCGAGGCGTCCCCAGCGGTGCGTCAGGGGTTCGTCGACAGCGTCAAGAGCCAGTCGCGGTGGGTGCGTTTCATTCAGGCGGCGATGAGCGAGGTGACCCCGGCGAGCCCGCAGGCGCTGATCGGCAACCAGAAGATCCCTGCCGAGTTCCAGCAGATGGTGAAGAAGTCCGGCCTCAACCAGGCGTACGTTGACTTCGCCCAGAAGTACCCCGACGGTGCGCCGCTGGTGCAGTCGATGTCGAGCGTGGCGGGCAGTGGTGTGCTGGCGGCGTCGAAGGAGACGCAGGCGTGGATCGACAAGAACCTGTCGTTCGTCAACGCGCACAAGGACATCGCCTCGTTCTTCGTCCCCCAGAATCTGAGCGACACCTACTCGCCGGCTGCGTACAACGAGCAGGTGGCGATGGGGCTGCGGACGCGCAAGACGCCGCAGGAGTTCCAGAACGACTACTACGTCAACGCCGGGTGGGCCGACTACGACCGCAACCGCAACATCTACGAGTCGATGTTGCGTGATGCCGGTGCGCAGCAGCTCTCGCCCCCGACCCCGACCTCGCCGGGAACGTACTCGCCGACGGGGCAGACCACGGTCAACTCGGCGTGGGACAACTGGCTCACCATCTTCGAGGCGCAGCACCCGGCGTGGACGGCGGCGTTCAACGACCCCAACACGCAGATCGTCGCCCAGCAGGCGTACAACGAGCTCCGCACCGTGCTGGCGTCCGGGCAGCACCCCGCCACGCCGCAGACGGACGTCATCAAGTTCGTCATGCAGCAGTACGACAATTACGTGTCGCAACTCGTCCCGGGGACCAACGGGCTTATCAGTACGACCTCGTCGATCAACGATCCCAATACCCGGGCGTGGCAGGCGTGGCTCAAGGACGAGGCGCTGCAGCACCCGGAGACGGCGCCGGTCATTAACAAGGTGTTCCGGTGGTTGACGCCGAAGCTGCCGCCGACGCAGGCAGGAGGTAACGGATGAGCGATCTCGATCCCGGCTATGCCGGTGCCAATCAGCCGGCGCAGAACGGGCAGTTCGCGGGCTCGGGGACCGCCACGAACTACGCTGACCTCGGGATCACCGCCACGCAGGCGAACCAACGGGTGACGACCACCGGCGCCAGCACCACGACGCAGACCAATCCTGTCGGCCTCGGTGGCGGTGAGGGAGCGTCGACATCTACGCCGGTCCCGGCGCAGGTGGTGACCATCGGCACGGCGCTGGCTTACTACGACCAGGCCATCAACAGTGATCCGGCGCTGGCGTCGCAACTGCAGCAGCAGCTCATGGATGCCGGGCTGCTGCCGGCGGGCGTGGCGTTCGGGACCTCGACGGCCACGGGGCCGATGCTGTACACGGCGTTGAAGAACGCGGTGCTCAAGGCATCGGCTGCCGGCATCCCGCTCGACCAGTACCTGCAGAACGCTGCGCAGACGTTCCAGGCGTCCGGAGGGTACAAGGTCCCGCTGCCGACCCGGTTCTACCCGGCGCCGCTTACGTCGTACGACACCATGGCGACGGCTGCTGATAACGCGTACCAGCAGATCTTCGGCCACGACGCGCCGGCTGCGGTCAAGGCGGCGCTGACCCAGCAGTTGAACGTGCTCGAGACGTCGTCGAAGGAACAGGAGGCGCAGGTGGCGCTGCAGGGCCTGCTCGCTCAGCGTCAGGTGCTGTACCCGGGGATCACCGCCGGTGCGCCGGGGACATCGACTACCGGGACGCAGACCGGACTGCAGGATGCTGGGCTTGATACGGGTACGGTCGGTGGGGTCCCAGCCCCGGGGACAGCGGCAGCCGCGCTCCCGGCGAGCACGCCGCCGGCACAAGCGGCGGCAGCAGCAGGAGGTCAGCAGGTGACGAGCGCGTCCGGGCAGCAGGGGACGGTATCGACGGGGCCGTTGGCGGTGCCGTATCAGCAGGCGCCTTCGGCATCGGACTACGCCATCCAGGAGGCGAAGACGGCCAACCCGGCTGAGTACGAGGCGACGGCGATCGCCAATGCCATGCAGGTCATCTCTCAGTTCATAGGACAGAAGTAATGAGCATTCTTGAACCGCCGACTCCAGAGCAAGCGGGCCAAGCGAACGTCAACACGATTACGAACCCGGCGACGTTCGCGGCGGCGCTCTGTGATGCGCTCGGCGTCCCGGCGAACCAGGCGAACATCCAGGCGATCGTGGCGTGGCAGTCTGTCGAGGGCCAGTGGACGGCGCGGGGTTCGTGGAACGCGGCGAATAACCACAACCCGCTGAACATCGAGGTTGGTGGGCAGACGCAGAGTGCTGGTGGCGGTAACAACATCTCCGTCTTTGCCTCTTGGCAGGATGGCGTCGATGCTGCGGCGAACTTCATCAAGCGCAACACACCCGGGATCGTCGATGCGATGCGCAACTCGACGTCCGCAGAGAACGTCGCGAATGCCATCGACAATTCCGGGTGGGCATCGTCGTATGCGTCCGGGGTCGTTGAGCACGCGCTTGGCAACGTAGGCCAGGGCAATGCCATTGCGGTCAGTCCGGCCGGGACCGGTGCGGGTATGGGCACGCCGGGCGGGAACGCTGCAATCTCTGCTGACGTCCCGTACAACGCTAACCAGACCTACGCCATTACCCCCGAAGTCGAGACGTGGATCAAGCAGAACTTCCCCGAGGATTCGTGGATGTTCGACATGCCGGGCACCCAGGGCCAAGAACTCCGCAACATCCTCGGGTACATCGGGTCCGTCCACACGACGAACACGGCGACGATCACCGGGCTCATCGACCAGTCGGCGTGGTACAAGTCGCACTCCACTGCGCAGCGGACGTGGCAGCAGCTCTACGCCAACGACCCGCAGGAAGCGCAGCGGGAGATCCAGCAGTCCTCGGCGGCGATTACTGCACAGGCCGGCTCGATGGGCGTGGCGCTGACTCAGGACCAGCTCAATACGTTGGCCATCAACAGCAACTACTACGGTTGGACGCCGGAGGAGTTGCAGTACGCGATCTCGAGCTATCTGCCGTCGAACAAGGCACCGACGGCCGGTGGTGCAGCGGAGGTCAACTTCCAGTCGATGAAGGCCACGGCGACGCAGACGTGGGGCGTGCCGACGTCGGATGCCCAGATCGCCCAGTGGACGGCGCAGATCGCGGCGGGGACGCAGACGGTGGAGGGCGTCACGGCGTTGCTCAAGCAGCAGGCTACGTCGCTCTACCCCACGCTCGCTGACCAGTTCAACCGCGGCTTCACGTTCGCCGACGCTACCGACCCGTACAAGCAGATCGCCCAGCAGTACCTCGGCACGCCGGCCGACCAGATCAACTTCACCGATCCGAAGTGGATGGCTGCGGTGAACCAGGTCGATCCGAAGACCGGGCAGCGTACGGAGATGGGCCTCGACCAGTGGACGAATTACATCCGCAGCCAGCCGCAGTACGGGTACCAGAATACGAACCAGGCGAAGAATGAGATGGTCGGGTTGTCGAATGCAGCGGCAAAGACGCTTGGGGTGATCGCATGACCGACACGCTCACGCAGACTCCGACGCAGACGACTCCCCCGACACCTCCGCCGCCGGGGACGCCGACGACGCCAACCGTCGGGAGCCTTGATCCTGGGATCACGCCGGGGCAGCAGATCCCAGCGTGGGGGACAGCATCTATCGGGGGCCTCAACCCTGGCGGAGCGATGAAGTCTGGTACCGCTCCCACCGGGCGCATCGTCAACCCGCAGACAGGCCGCCCGGCCTACTCCGGTCCTGAGGGGCAGCCGGGCTACGGCGCTCCGCAGCCGGGCCAGAACCTCACCGCGTACACGATGCCCGACGGTACGCAGGTGTGGTACGACCCCAACGCCGCGCCGGACCAGGGTAACCTCGCTGCGCTGCAGGCGTACCAGGGCACCGGCCCCAACGGTCCGACGACGCAGGCCAACGCCATGCAGACGGCGCTGGCCTTGCTCGCCGCCTACGGGGTCACGGGTGCAGATGCCACCACGCTTGCCAACTGGATGTGGCAGCAGCACGTTCAGGGCTACTCCGATGACTCGATCTCCCAGTTGCTGCTCACGCAGCCGATCATCCAGCAGCATTTCCCCGAGATCGCGGCGCGCCAGAAGGCTGGGCTCCCGCCGATCAGCCCCGGCGACATCGTGAGCTACAAGAACCAGGTGGCGCAGTACGCCAGCCAGTACGGCATCCCCAAGGAGTTCACCGATCAGTTCACCAGCCAGTGGATCGTCAATGACGTGTCGATGGCCGAGGTCGGCCAGCGGATGCAGGACTACGCCCAGGCGGCGTACCAGTCCAATCCGGCGGTGCTCAACCAACTGCAGACGCTCTACGGTGTCACGCCCGGCGAGCTCACCGCCTTCTTCGCCGACCCAGCGACGGCGCTGCCGATCATCCAGAAACGCTTCCAGGCGTCACAAATCGCCGGTCAGGGGCAGATCGCCGGCTACGGCCAGCTCACCCAACAGCAGGCCGAGACGCTCGCCAACCAAGGCGTGACGCAGGCCCAGGCGCAGTCGGGCTTCCAGCAGCTCGGGCTCGAGCAGCAGTTGTTCAACACGCTGCCCGGTCAGGCGGGGCAGACGCCGATTACCCAGGAGCAGCAGTTGGGCGCCCAGTTCCTCGGTAACGCCGCGGACGTCCGTATGATCCAGTTGGAGGCGCTGCGCCGGCAGGCGGCGTTCCAGGGCGGCGGCCAGTATGCCGGTGGGCAGAAGGGCCTCAGTGGCCTCGGGACCGAGCAAGGAGCGCAGGCGTAATGGCGAATAGACGGTCTCCGGTCAAGCCGGTGACGCCGGCCAACAAGGCGATGTCCCGCAAGCACCTCCGCGAGTCGGTGGCGTTCAACGAGTCCCACGCGGCGGAGCACAAGAAGGCGGCGGCGCAGGACCGCAAGAAGCTGGCGCAGCTCCGCAAGGGTGGCCGCGCCTCGGGCTAAGTCCCCCCAGTCGGATTCGTCTGGCTGGTGAAAGGCCCCCGGCTACGTGCCGGGGGCCTTCTCTCAGGGGGGTTGTTGACGCCCCTGTTTGGATGTGGTTCACTTCCGCCAGCAGGTCTGTCCCGTTATTGCGTCCTCGTCCCTGACGAGTGTGAGCGGCGGGCGCGGTCCTTGGCTCGCTCACCCTCGAGTGTCATCGAGGCGGCAAGGCCACAACGATCCGTGCGCGGCCCTCCGTCGCGTACGCGGCGATAGGAGCGACAGCGTGCCAGACGAAGATGACGACGACCTCGAGCAACCGCAGAAGGCCGGCCTCCGTGAGCGGATGAAGGCTCTGGAGGAGAAGGCCAAGCAGTACGAGGAAGCCCAGGCTAGGGCCGAGAGGCTCGAATGGGAGCTCGCCGTGCGGGACTCCGGGGTCGACATGACCCCGACGAAGCGCAAGGCGCTCATGGCCGTGCACGAAGGCGACCGCGACCCGGAGTCCATCCGGCGCACCGCCATCGAGCTGGGGTTCATCCAGGAATCTTCGGGCGAACCGGTAGTACCGGAACTGGCGACGCTGGACAGGATCAGCCAAGCGTCCGCAGGTGCCACCCCTGGAGGCCAGGTACTGGACAAATGGGCCGAACGCGACCAGCGGTTGCAGCAGGCCAAGTCCGAGGCCGAGTTCGACTCCATCCTCCGGGAGTACGGGACCGTCATGCAACGATAAGGAGAGCCAGCAATGGCCGCAGGCCCGTACACCGGTGGACCGACGACTGTCGCGTCCAGCCTGGACTTTGACCAGACTGCGTGGGAGCTCAAGGCGTACTTTGCACTGCGCTACGAGCTGTACTTCGACGCCGTCGCCGACGTGAAGACGACCGACCAGTCCTACGTGGGCTCGGCCGTGACCTTCACCATCCAGTCGGACCTGGCGGCCGCTTCCACGGCGCTCAACGAGTCGACCGACGTCACCCCGGTGGCGCTGGCCGACAGCCAGGTCACCCTCACCCTTGCCGAGTACGGCAACGCCGTGCAGATCTCGGCCCTCGAGCTCGGGACGTCGTTCATCCCGCTCGACCCGGTGATGGCGAACGTGGTCGGCTATAACGCCGGCCTCTCGCTCGACACCCTGGCCCGTGATGTGCTCAAGGGCGGCACCTACGTTCGGTACTCTACCGGCACCGGTGTGGCCCCGACGTCGCGCAACACGGTGACGCCGCCCAACACCCTCGGCGCGTCCGATGTGCGCCGCACGCTCGCCGACCTGCGCGACGCCAACGTCCCCACCATCGGTGGCATGTACGTGGCGTTCATCCACCCCGACGTGGCCTACGACCTGCGGGGGACCACCGGTTCCGCCGCCTGGCGTGACCCGCACACCTACTCCCAGCCCGGAGAGATCTGGAACGGCGAGGTCGGTGTGTTTGAGGGCTCACGCTTCATCGAGACGCCGCGTGCGCCGATCTTCACCGACGCCGGCTCCTCGACGACCCTCACCGACGTCTACCGCACCATCTGGGTCGGGCGTCAGGCGCTGGCCAAGACGTGGTCGACGGCCAACGGCAACGGTCCCATGCCTCGCATCTTCCCCACGCCGATTATCGACATGCTTCGGCGTTTCCCCGGGATGGCGTGGTACTGGCTCGGGGCCTATGGAATATTCCGCTCCGCATGCGTAAGGGCTTACGAGTCTGCCTCAAGCATCGGCGCGAATAGCTGATGGCCATGTCCTGTGCGCACTGCCGTTCGGCAGACGTCACGCCGTTGTTCTCGACGTGGCAGTGCGCCAACTGCGGTCGGCACACGACCGACGACGGCCACAAGGTGCTGCCCGACAGCCTCTGCTTCGACCCGAGCCACAACCCCACGCTCGAGTCCTGGGGCTGGCCGTACGACGACACGGAGACGAGCACCGAGCGTGGCCGGACGATCTGTGCCGAGCAGTGGGGTGTGCCGTTCGGAGCCGGCGGCGATGCCGTCAGCGAGGAGGAGACCGCAGCATGAGCCTGGTCCGCGTGACGGGTGCGCTGCCTGTCGATGGTGCGACGGCGGAGGATTACCGAGCCGTCGTCGCTTCGCAGCGGGTGGTCGTTCCCGAGGACACGATTGACGCCGCGCTCCGCAACGCCAAGACCGAAGCGGACTTCGACGCCATCTACGAGTACTCGGGGCGCCCGTGCTTTGGTTGGGAGGCACAGGCCCGCGCTCAGCGGGAAGCCGAGGAGTGGACGCAGGAGCTCCAACAGGAGCTAGACGCGATGGAGGACGAATGAGCTACTGGGACGAGACATTGACGCCAGCTCCCCCGTGCGGAGTGGGCGAAGGGATGGGCGACAGCCCGTACCCCTTCAACGACATCGCCGATGTCCACCCGACGCCTCCGAGCGGAGCGAAGGACGGCATGGGTGACAGCCCGTTCACCGCCGGCAACTGGAACACCGAACCGCACGTTGCTGCCGATCGCCACGACAACAACGACTTCGACATGCACCGCGGCTCCGGGATCGAAGGACAGCCCAAGCCTGGGTCGTTCTAGTGGCCAAGCTCTCTGCCGCTGACCGCAAGAAAGTCCCGGCCTCCAAGACGGGGTTGCCCGGCAAGCGCACCAAGTCAGGGGGCGCGGTCAGCGGCAGTTACCCAATGCCCGACAAAGAACACGCCAGGGTGGCGAAGGCGTACGTGTCGCGCTACGGGACGCCGGCGGAGAAGAAGGCAGTGAACGCCAAGGCTAACAAGGTCCTCGGGAAAGGCAAGTAGTGCCTCCGAAGTCGAAGGCGCAGGCTCGGTTCATGCGAGCTGTCGCCAGCGGTGACATCAAGAAGAAGGGCCTGTCGAAGGCGCAGGCTCAGGAGTACGTCCAGGGCACGCCGACGAAGAACCTGCCGGCAAGAGCGAAGGCGAGGAAGTAGATGGACCGTTTCGGTGACACCGTCGGGCCGGCCGACAACAGCACGCAGAACTTTGCCGTCTCCACGCTCGAGCAGGAGACGATGGCCGGCGGGTGGACACGCCTCAACATGCCTGTCGGCGGCAAGACGCCGGAGCGTGCCATCACCGCCGGGATGCGCGGCGAGAGCCAGATGGATGACGACGTGGACGCCGGCCCGGGGAGCCAGTCGACGTACTCGGAGCGGTGAGTGCCGTACCCGTCCTCGACGCTCTACCCGTCAGGCGGCATCTACCCGGGCATCAGCATGGGTGACTCTGGGCATATCTTTACGCCCCCGGTTGACCAAGGCATGGCGTGGACGGTCGACTACTTCGGCAACCTTCCGCCTGACGCCGATCCGCTGGCCATCCGGCTGATGGGCTACTTCGCGCAGGGACGTCGCGCCTCGAATGTTTACGTCATGGAGGACGGGACGGTGACGACGGCGCAGCCGCCGAACTGGAACCCCTTCGATCCCACCGGTCCCTACGCCACGGTGTGGAACTACGCCGGCTCGACGCGGGGTGTGCCGTTCAACGAGGAGTTCGTGCACCCGGCGAACCTGCAGGTGCGCTCCGTGTATTACGGCGGCCACACCTCTCCAGTGGACCCCAATGACTACCAGTTGCTGATCGACGCCGGCTACGGCCCACCGGACCTCGTATGACCAGCAACTACACGCCTCAGACCTGGCACGACCTACCGGCCACTGACACCCCGATCGACGCTACTCGGCTGGCGGTGATCGAGTCGGGCATCCAGACGCACGTCCATTCTGGTGACTCCGCCGGGGGTGACCTGACGGGGGCGTACCCGAACCCGGCGCTCTCGCCTGCTGGGCCGGGGGCGATGGGGCCGGTTGGGTCATCGTCTGTCACTCCTGTCATCACCATCGACGCCAAGGGTCGGGTGACGGCGCTGACCACGGCGGCCATCACCATCACCGGGTTGGCGCTGACTGTGGTCAAGACGGCCGATTACCAGGCGCTTGCCGGGGACCTCGTCCTTGTCGATACCAGCTCGGGTGCTGTGGTGGTCACGTCTCCTTCGCTTCCTCAGAACGGCCAGTTATTTGGGGTGAAGTGGTGGGCCGGAAGCACAGCCCCGACAATCACCGGGACCGTCGACGGCGTGTCGGGGTTCACGCTGCCGGTGCTCAAGTCCTCTATCACGCTGCAGTACGACACCGCACTGACATCGTGGGTGATCTACTGATGAGTTACTCACCGAGGACCGTTTCGGGAACCAACACCGCCAAGAGCTACGGGGCGATCGGCGATGGGAGCTCGCACCAGTTGTCGAGCCTGTACGGCACGCTCGGCGCGGCGCAGGCGGCGTACCCCAATGCGTCGATCACGGCGTTGACGCAGCAGATCGACCGGGCTGCCATCCAGCAGATGTTCCATGACCTCGAAGGCAAGGCCATGGTCATCGAGCCGGGTACGTACCTGATCGACGTGATGCTCGTGATGAACCCGGCGGGTACGCAGGGTGGCACGCTCACCGGTGCGGGAGGGACCGGCGGCAACAACGGGACGATCCTCAAGTGCCTTCCGGGAGCGAACCTCGCCAAGCTGTTCCAGCTCCACGGGCAGAACGTCAAGGTAGACTCGGTCACACTCGACGGAGCGCAGTACACCGGCAGTTTCTCCAACCTCACGCAGGCCACCCAGGGGACGCCAGGGTGCGTATATGGTTGGTGGTTCCAGAACTGCGCCAACTCCTATTTCTCTTTCCTCGGAGCCAACAATTTCAGCGGGTTCGGGTTCTATTTCGACTCGACCGGAGGGATCTCCGATGGCGTCACGCTGATGAAGCCGTGTGCCCAAGGGAACGGCTGCGCCGAGGTGCAATCCTTGGTGAGTACCGCGACGGGTGGGACGTTCACACTGACGGTCTCTACCAACCTCGGGACGCAGACCACCGGCGCCATCGCCTACAACGCCAGTTACACAACTGTGCTGGGCGCGCTCAATGCGTTGTCAACGGTGGCGCCGTCAGGCGACCAGGGCGGGGCGACGTGCTTCACGACCGGTGGCCCGGGGTTGCCGGCGAACACCATCGGCCCGCTCGGGACACACCCCGTGTACGTCCTGATGCGTGGTCCCATGAACGCTCCGCAAAACCTGCTGACGGTGAATACCGGCGGGCTCAGCGGTGGGACGGTGACGTGTACCCGTATCCAGGCAGGGATTACTGGCGGCGGGTTCGGTTGGGGGTCGGGCACTGACGGCAACATCGTCTGCATGATCCAGCCGAGGGCCAGCGAGAACGTCGGCGACGGGATCTTCCAGCAGGAGTTCGCCGGGTTCATCCTGAACGCTGACTTGGAGAACAACGGGTGTTGCGGCTGGCGCACGAGCGGTGCAGGGTCGACCACTGTTGACGGTAATGCACTTGTGTGGCCCTACACCGAGGGGAATTGGCAGAGCCTGTATGCCGATAACCTCACCGGGACCGGCGGAACGGCCAATCTCGTCTTCCACGGGGACCACCCGTCACAGAACGGATCGGGGAACCTCCTTCGTCAGGGAAGTGGGAACCTCGAGATGGACGTGAAGTTCGGGCAGGTCGCGACCTTCAACAGCAATTACGCGACGATCTCTACCTTCTTCAGTTCTCCGATCCAGATTGGTGCGCAGACCACAGGGGGCGGGAGCGCCTCGCTCGGCAGCAACTCTCCTGCGTCGACCCCGGGAGCGCCGCATACCTGGATCGAGTTCCACGCGACTGACGGCAGTATCGTGTACGTCCCGGCATGGGCATGACGACGGTGGGCTTCACTTGTTCCGACAGCCATGAGTATGCCGGTGCCATCGTGGAGGTCGGGCCATGACCCGGGAAATCGTGCAGTCCCTGAACGTCCTGGCCGGTTCGTCCACCGTCATCTATGGATCGGCGCAGGCGGCGGCGATCTACGCCGGGTTGGCCAAGCCGTACCCGGAGGTGGTGTTCAGCCTCAACGTCAAGGCCGGCAACACGCTGCCCAACCTGAGGGAGATGGCTGGCGTGGCCAACCAGCTTGCCGGTACCACCGGCCTCGAAGTACAGGACGCCCTCGACCGTCTGGCGACGGCGTCGTTGACGAGCGGTGGTGCCGGCAACCAGGCCGGTGGTCAGACGTGGGCGTCCATCCTCGGGACCTGGGCACAGCAGACTAAGACCTGGGCGAACATCTGATGGCGAACTGCACGTTCACGTCAAGAAGACGCTGATGCCGACGACTACTACTCGGTTTGCTTTATCGAAGCCTGCTTCCGGCGACAACGTGTCGAGTTTCCAGGGGACCGTCGCCACGACGCTCGATGCGATCGACGCGGCGCTGATTGGCTTCCAGGGTGGGGCGTATGCGGGTGGCACCACCTACCACCAGGGCGATGTCGTGACACTCGGTGGGAACTACTACATGAGCACTACCACCCAATCGGGTGTATCTCCTCCCGGGGCGACGTGGGTGCAGGCGGTAGGCGTGCCCACGTTCACCACGGCAGCAGTGGCCACCTCGGGGACGAGCACGTCAGCGTCCTATACGAACAGCCTTACGACGGCAGGCGCGACCCCGTCGGTGTCCGCGGTCGTGACCGGGAACGGGGCGTTGAAGATTATCGCCTCAGCTAAACTTGACCTTGGGGTATCCACGTCGACCACCTTCTGCACGTTCGCCTTGTCGGGGGCGAATACTTTGTCAGCGGCGGACTCCAACGGTGGTGGGCCGATGTACTGGTCGGACGCCAACACGCTGTCGCTCTGGGTTATGAATACGTCCCATACCTGGCTGGTCACCGGCTTGGCCGCGGGGGCGACTACGGTGCAGTTGTACTGGAAGGTGACCGCGGGCACGGCGAACATCGCCAATCAGGTGCTGATTGTAGAGGCGTACTGATGGCGACGTCTACTACGCGCTATGCCCTGTCGAAGCCGGCCTCTGCCGATGTGGTGTCGACATTCCAATCCACGATCGGCACCAGCCTCGGTACTGTCGACACGAACATCATCGGCCTGCAAGGTGCCTACGCCGGTGGCACGACCTACTACCTTGGTGATGTGGTCACGTCGGCCGGCTTCTACTACATGAGTACAACCACGCAGTCCGCCGCAGCCCCGCCGGGTGCGACGTGGGCGCAACTCGGTCCGGTGCCGACGTTCTACGTGGCGAGCACCCTGACCGCCGGAACGACCAGTTCGAGTTCCTACACGAACAACCTCACTACGTCGGGGGCGACGCCGAGTGTGTCGGCAACGGTGACGGCCCGGGGGATCCTGCTCATCACCTTGTCGACCAACGTGAATATGGTGGGGACCTCTACAACCTCCACCTGCACGTTCGCGTTGTCGGGGGCGAATACCTTGTCAGCGGCGGACTCCAATGGCGGTGGGCCGTTCGTCGTGCAGGGGACGGGCACCGAGTCCTTTATCTTCGGCCCTTCCAAGATATGGCTTCTAACCGGCCTCACCGCTGGTGCTACGACAGTCCAGTTGTATTGGAAGAACAGTGCGGGGACGATCAGCATCGGTAATCAACTGCTGATTGTGGAGGCGTACTGATGGCGACGACAACTACACGGTTCGCTTGGTCGGAGCCGGCTGCCGGTGATAACGTGTCATTGTTCCAGGGGACGTTCGGCACGACGCTCGATTCCCTCGACGCTGCCCTCATCGGCTTACAAGGTGCGTACAGCGCAGGCACCACATATCACCAGGGCGATGTGGTCACCTCCGGCGGCGTGTACTACATGAGCACCACCACACAATCAGCCGCCGCGCCCCCGGGCGCGAACTGGGTGCAGATGGGGGCGACGCCCGGGTTGTACTCGGCGGCAGTCGCTACTGCTGGGACAACGACATCTACGTCGTACGTTGCCACGTTGACGACGGCAGGCGCGACTCCGTCAGTGAATGTGACGGTCACCCCAAATGGCATCCTGAAAATCAGCGGGTCCGCTCAGATCGCGCTCAGCGGGTCGTCGACGCTGCAAGTTCTCGGCACCTACGCGTTGTCGGGTACGAACACCTTGGCCGCGGCAGACAACAACGGGGGTGGCCGGATCAACTTCGACACGGCGAATAGCTATACGGAAGTGGTCAACATGGCTCGCGTGTGGTACTCGTCCGGGCTGACGGCTGGAGCGACCACGGTGCAGATGTACTGGAAAACCAATGCCGGGACGACCACGGCGACCATCTCCAATCAGGTCCTAATCGTGGAGGCCTACTGATGAACCACCGCGAGCGCCACTCTCAGTACGTCGACGGGTGTTGGGCGTGCAAGGCGCTCACCGTCTCGGTGGCCTCGCGCTCCGAGGAGGTGCGTGGCATCCAGCGCCGCGACGACCAGCTCTCGGTCGATCTCGATGCCTACAAGCGGCTCCGTCGTGACGGCCTGCAGCCAAAGACCATCGACGGGTCGGGCGAGCTCGAGAAGCGCGTGGAGTCCCAGACTGACATCCACCTCGGGCGCTACGTTCCCAAGCACGAACGCAGCCGTGTAGAAGAGGCGATGCAGATAAGTCGGGACCTGGGGTACATCACCGAAGCTGGTCGGTGATGAAGGAGCTCCAGCTCCTCTACGTGCACGGCGGTGCCATTGGCTACGGCCGTTACGGGACTGAACTAGCCAAGTACCTCACCCGCGCCAAGGTGGATGTCTACGACCGCATCCAGGAGGAAGCGGACGCCGCCGTCCCCGCGCCACGCGACTCCCGCTACGTGCTCGAGGAGGAAGGCGACCGTCGCTACAAGCGCACCAACGTGGCCTGCTGGGTGTCGACGCCCGGCCACGCCCGTGGCTGGTGGGATGGACAGCACGTGGGGATCTCGACCATGTGGGAGTCGTCCAAGCTCCCCGAGTCCTTCCGGGAGAGCCTCCACAACTTCGCCACGGTCATCGTCCCGAGCGACCAGAACGTGGAGCTGTTCAGCCGCTACCACCACAACGTGCGCAAGGTGCCCCTCGGCATCGACACCGACGTGTGGCGCTACCGCAGGCGCGAGTCACCCACTACCGAGTTCCGCTTCCTGATCGGCGGCAGCGGCGCTCGCAAGGGCACGGACCTCGCGGTCAAAGCGTTCCGCAAGGTATTCCCCAAAGGCTCTTGGGGTGAGGATGATCCAGAGCCTGTCCTCATCCTCAAGAGCCCCAAACCCGAGGACTTCTACGGGGATCGCATACGGCGCGTTCCAGGACGGATCAGCCCCGAAGACGAGGTGAGCCTGTACGCCTCCGCTCATTGCTACCTCCAACCGTCGCGGGGTGAGGGCTTCGGTCTACAGCCGCTGCAGGCCATCGCGCAAGGATGCCCGACGATCCTGACCGATGCCCACGGCCACGCTGACTTCGCCTACCTCGGCTACGGGCTGCAGACGACGATGAAGCCGGCGGCCTACTTCATCTACGGCGACGCCGGGGAGTGGTGGGAGCCCAGCCTGGACGACCTGTGCGATCACATGCGCTACGTCTACGACAACTACGACCGGGCCACGGCCTTCGCCGACGAGGCCTCGGGGATCGCCCACCGGACGTGGGGGTGGGAGCACACGGCGCGGCGGTTCATCGACGCCTTTGACGGTCAGTTGGAGTTCCCCTACTCGGGCGACGGCGAGTGGATCACGCCTGACTCCAAACTGTTCAAGGTCCGGGTAACGCGGGAGTGGAAGGCCGACATCGCTGGCAAGGTCTACATTTTCCAGCCCGGCGTCGACTACTACGAGCCGGCCGATACCAAGCGGATCATGTACGAGGCCGACCTGCTCGACCCCTCCTGCCTCGACGAGGTCGACACCGGGCTCACCGAGAAGCAGGTGGCCACTCTCGGGGCGTGGCGGGCCGAGCACTCGTTCTGCCCTACCTGCGGGCAGCAGCTCGGCTCCGGGGTACGCAGGGCCGACCTCATCTTCCGGGAGCTCGAGGAAGCATCCACCCCCATGCCGCGCCCACGGGTGACGCTGTGCTCCATGTTCCGCGACGCGGTGCCCTACCTGGAGCGGTACTTCGAGCAGGTCAAGGCACTCGAGGAGTTCATGGACGTGCGACTGGTGCTGGCCGAGGGCGACTCCACCGACCACACCTACCAGGCCCTGGCGAAGCTAGACCTCGAGCTCGTCAAAGTCGACCACGGCGGTGACCGGTACGGCTCGGTCGACCACCCTACGCGGTGGCAGAACATCGCCTCCGTTGTGCGCCCGTTGTTGGAAGCGGTGGGCGACCCGGGCGACGCCTTCATCTGGGTGGAGTCTGATCTCGTCTGGGAGGCCGGGGCGCTGGCCAAGCTGGTCCTCGACCTCGAGGAGGTCCCGGCGGTCGCGCCCATGCTGATGGCCAACAACCACACCCGCTTCTACGACGTGTGGGGGTACCGCAAGGACGGCAAGCGGTTCGAGGCCGGGGCGCCCTATTTCCCCGACATGCCGGCCACGGGGCTGGTACCCATCGACTCCTGCGGGTCCTGCTTCGTGCTGCGCCCTGACGTGTTCAAGCGTGCGGTGGCCGAGTGGGACGGCATCTGGCCCTTCCATACGAGCGACGGGCTGTGGCTCGACACCGAGGCCGAGGTGGTGCACCCGTGAACCAGATCAACACATCAAATGCGCTGCCTTATGTGATGGCATTCCCGTGCGAGTGTGGGCACTACGAAGACGACCACCACGCATTGTTCATCCCCAACGAATTACGAGACAAACCTGGCCGTCCACGGTGTGGATGCGCAGTCTGCTGGAACGCGTTCGGACGAAAGTCCAAGAGAACCCGATGACCACGCTACGTGACCTCATCCATCACAAGATGGCCGACCACCACCGCGGTGACCTCCCCGGCCGGTACTGGTACCCGCTGTCGATGGCCACGTACGGCATCGAAGAGGTGCTCGCAGTGGTCGACTGCCTGACCGAGTTCCGCACCACCATGGGTCGCGAGACCGAGGCGTTCGAGACGGCCTTCGCGCACAGAGTGGGCGCCGACCACGCGGTGATGGTCAACTCAGGCTCGAGCGCAGACCTGCTGGTGGCACTCTCGGTGGGTGGCATCACCCGGACAGTGGCGGTCCCGGCGGTGACGTGGCCGACGCACGCCTGGTCGTGGTTGATGGCCGGCCATGAGGTGGTGCTGGTCGACGTCGACCCCGGCACCCTCAACGTCGACCCCAACGCCCTGGACAAGCTGCAGGCCGAGGAGGACATCAACACCCTGTCGATCGTCCACCTGATGGGCAACCCCTCCTACACCGGCGACGGTGCCCTGGACCTCTACGAGGACTGCTGCCAGGCGCTCGGCGCTGATGTGGGGACCACCGGCATCGCCGCAACGTGGTCCTTCTACTTCTCCCACCACATGACCACGCTCGAGGGTGGCTGCATCACCACGAACGACGGCTCCCTAGCCGAGCACCTCCGCCTGCTGCGGGCGCACGGGTGGGCGCGCAACATGCACCACCCGCCGCCGGTGCCCAAGGACCTCGACCCCCGCTACGCCTTCCTCGACTGGGGGCTGAACGTGCGCCCCACCGAGCTCGCGGCGGCCTTCGGGTTGGTGCAGCTCGGCCGGCTCGAGGAGCTCAATTCCAACCGCCGGGCCAACTACGAACGCTTCGCCGACTGCCTCGGCAAAACCCGCGCCGTGCGGTTGCCGGAGACGCAGGGGCAGACGTCGCCCTTCGCCATCGCCCTCATGGCCCGGGAGCGGGACAGGATCTGCGCCCACCTCGAAGAGCACGGGGTGGAGACGCGGCGCATCGCGGCCGGGAACCTGGCCCGGCACCCGGCCGCGCGGCGCCACCATCTGTACCACGGTGCCCTGCCGGGGGCCGACGAGGTGCACGACCACGGGTTCGTCGTCGGGCTGCACCCAGTCATCGACCCTCAGGCCATGAGCACCATCGCCGAGCTCATCAAAGAGGCGGCATGAGTACCTTTGCTGGCCAATACGGGCCAGAGCCCTGCCTCGACGACAACGGCCGCCTGCTCAAGTCGACGCTGGCCTACGTGTACGTGCATGGCACCACCACCCCGACCACGCTCTACACCGACCGGACCAAGGCCCAGTCGACGCCCAATCCCACCGTCTCGGACCCCCTCGGCAACCTGACGTTCTTCGCCGTGCCCGGCGAGTACGACGTCCTGGTCAACACCACCACGCTCTCGGTGACGGTGGAGCGCGACCCGCTCGACTTCTTCGACGACGGCACCGTGGTCGGGCTGGCCGGCAACTCGGAACTGATCGTGCAGTTGGCCGACGGCACCAACATCGTCTCCGACTTCCTGCTGTCGTATTCGCCCATCATCGGCGACAACGTCAAGGTGGTCGGCACCACCGTGGTCGGCAAGACCGCCGGCAGCGGGACGCAGGTCATCCCCCTCAACGCCTCGGTCACCACCCCGACGCTGGCTGCGACCACGGCGTACACCCTGCCGGGGCTCAGCTTGTCGAGCGGGGCTGGCACTAATGCCTCGGTCACCACCCCGACGCTGGCCATCGGGACCACCTACACCGTGGCCAATCCGGTGATCGCCGCGGCCATCACCAAACTCCAGACCAGCCCGGCCGCGATCTCATCGGGTACGTCCTGCACGCTGGTGCTCCCCAACCCCGTCACCGTGGGCTCGCGCCTCATCGCCTGCTTCACCGACCCGGTGGGCGCCAATCCGGTGCTGGCGGGGTGGACTGTCGACGCCTCCTCCGGCTACAAGAACGGCGCCTACGTCCTCAGCCACGTCACCCAGGCGGGCGATGGCCAGTCCTACACCTTCACCATGGGCGGGTCGGACTCCGGCGGGATCATGTACGAGTACAGCGGCACCACCGGGGTGGCCGGCGCCAGCACCTCATACGCCACGGGCTCGACCGCCAACGGTCCGACGGCACCCACGGTGACCCCGTCCACGGCCAAGTCGCTGTCGATCCTGGCCTTCGGTGTGTCGTCGACCACGGCCTCGTCCCTGACCTACACGGCCGGCCAGACGTTCACCAATGACCTCGCCCTCGGTGGGCTCCTCCCCACCGGTGGTGGTGAACTGGCGACTGCCCATCTCATCCTGGCGGCGGCCTCGGGGGTCACCACCACGATCGGCTACACCGCCGGGGGCGCGGGGGCCAAGTCCTCGGACCTCGTCATCGCCGTCTACAACGGGTCCTCGGCCGCGCCCGGTTCGGCTGCCACCATGCAGGTGACCGGTCCAGCCGTGGCCACGGTGGGCCAGGCGCTGTCGTTCACGGTGTCGGCCATCGACTCCAACAGCAACGTCGCCACGGGTTACACCGGCACCGTCACGTTCACCTCGACGGATGCCGCCGCCACCCTGCCGGCCAACACCACGTTGGTCAACGGGACGGGCACCTTCACCGTCACCTTCAACACCGCCGGCACCCAGACGCTGACGGCCACCGACACGGTGACGGGCACCATCACCGGGACCTCGGGGAACTGCGTGGTGTCGTCTGCTGCGAACGCCGGCAACCGGTTCCGGCTGTCCTCGGGAGTGCTGCGCACCGGGGCGTCGGCTGCTGCCACCTTCGCGACGTGGTGCTCCACCTACCTCTCGACCGCGGACAAGGCCAACCTGCCGAACGGGCAGGTGTTCTTCCACGCCGAGAACGCCCAGGACTCCGGCGGCTCGGTCTACACGGCCATGGGCAACATCGTGTACCTCGGCGACTCGCCCGGCGGCAACTATCTCGACGGGCGCGCCGTGCCTGGGTTCGTGCTCGGGCTGGGCCTGGCGTGGACTGACATGACCATCCAGCAGGTGGCGGCCGGCGCCCTCGACAACCTCCTGCTCACCAGTGGAGGGTCGTTCACCAACCCCAAGACCGGGCTCACGGTGAGCGGTGCCATCCCCACGCTCAAGGCCATCGGGTTCTCACCGCTGGTCATCCGCCTCGGGTGGGAGGCGGGGCCACTCGCCTCCTACTACACCTGGAACAACTCCGGTGCCAACGCCTTCATCGCCGCTTTCCAGCATGTCTCCACCCTGCTCAAGAACAACATCCCCGGGGTGCTGATCGACTACAACGGGTTCAGCTTCAACAGCTTCGGCCCGGCGACTGCCGGCTACACCATCGCCCAGACGATCCAGGCCAACGAGACGTGGTACCCCGGCGACGCGTACGTGGACGTGATCTCGGTCGATGCCTACGACCGTGGGACGTGCGGGCCGCCCTTCGCCGCCGACCAGTTGTTCCTGCTCCAGGCGTGCCAGCAGATGGCGTCGAACCACGGGAAGTACTGGGGTTGTGGCGAGTTCGGGTGGCAGGAGGACAACGCCACGTCGTTCGCCAACGACAAGCAGTTCATCGACTCCAATCCTGCTGACACGAAAGGCACCGGGGCCGGCGGTCATGGCGGCGTGCCGCTCTACCTGAACATGTTCCAGGACACCCCGGGCGGCAACTCCTGTCTGCAGTACAACTTCCAATACCTCCCCAACATCCTGGCTGCGTACCAGACGAGGATGGCATCCGCATGAGCGCACGCGAGCGCGACGAGTGGCTGGCCCGTGAAGCGTACGCGGCCAAGTTGCGCAGCCTCGGCTTCCACGCCCGGGCCAAGCATGACAAGGTCACGCATATCGACGCCCGTGACACCGGGGCGGAGTCGGCCGTCATCACCGAGCACGCCGACGGTTCCCAGTCTGTCGAGATCACGCCGCCCACTCTCAACATCAGCATGAAGGAGTAACGATGGCTGTCAAGAACGGGGCGTGGACGACACCGCTCAAGCTGACGCTCACCGCCGGGACCAACGCTCCCGACTGGGACCTGACCGGGTCTACCGGCGTCTACATCGGGCTGGCCTCAGCCCTTGCCGACGAGGCGAACTTCGACCAGACCACGACCGCCTACACCACCTACACCGGCGGGACGTGGGGCATCACCGAACTGTCCACCTCCGGCGGCTACACCGCGGCCGGCATCGCCCTACCGACACCATCGTGGGCCACGGCTGGGGCGAGCACGGGGCAGTTGATCTACACAGCCGGGGCCGCGGTGTGGACGAGCTCGGGGGGCGGCTTCACGCTCAACCCCGGCGGCATGTTCGTGTACTCCAACAACGCCACCACCAAGTACATGATGTTCCAGCTCGTCTTCACCGGCGGCCCCTACACCGCGTCGGGTGGTGGGACTTTCACCGTCACCCCGCCTGCCGCGGGCATGGTCACCCTCACGGTCAAGTAGATGCCGGTCTTCACTCCTTCTCCGTCGGGCATCACGCTCAGCGATCTCGTCGAGGAGACGCGCCGGCACCTGCTGTCGGGGCAGGGGGAGATGCTGAACCAGCTCACGAACTCGATCGGCACGACCGACACCACGTTCACCGTCAACTACTCCCTCGGGGCCATCAACCAGCTCGGCGCCCTGCTGGCCATCGACCTCGAGGAAATCCTGGTCCTGGCCACCGACGGCAACCTGACGGTGACCTCCTGCATCCGGGCGGTCAACGGCTCGACCGCCGCCGTCCACGCCGGGGGCGCCATCGTCACGGTGCGCCCGAAGTTCTCCAACTTCCGCATCGCCCGCGCCATCAACGAGGACATCGCCGACCTGTCATCGCCGGCCAACGGCATGTTCCAGGTCATTCCCGTCGACCTCACCTACAACGCCGCGGTCCAGGGCTACGACATCACCGACGCCACGGCGATCATCAAGGTGCTCGAGGCCCGCTACAAGGTCCCGGGGCCGTCGAACAACTGGCCCTACATCCGCGAGTACAGCCTGCAGCGCAACATGCCGACCACGACGTGGCCGAGCGGGTTCGTCTTCGACACCTACCAGCGGGCCTACCCGGGACTGCCCATCCACCTGCAGTACGCCGCGCCCTACGGCACGCTCACCTACCTCACCGACGACATCACCGAGGTGGCCGGGCTGCAGGCCACGGCTTCGGACATCCCCCCGCTCGGCGCGGCCATCCGCCTGGCCGGTGCCCGGGAGATCAAACGCAACTTCACCGAGGCTGGCGTCGAGCCCCGCCGGGCTGAGGAGGTCCCGCCCGGGTCGGTGGCGCGCTCGCCGCTGGTGCTCATGCAACTGCGCACCGAGCGCATCCACGCCGAGGCCGCCGCCCTGCTGTCCCAGTACCCGGTGCTGATCCCCTCGCGATGACCTCGACGTACGGGATCGAGTGGTTCTACGGGATCGACCCTGATCCGTTCTATTCAGGGACCGCTGGCGTTACCTCGCTGGTCCCCGAGCCCTTCGACGTGGCCATCGGCGGGCGCCCGTACCTCGTCGACTTCGAGTTCACCCCGTTCCGCCGTGAGGCGTACCGGCACAAGTCCATCGATATCACCCGTACCCAGGCCGACACCCTCGGCGTGCCGGGCGAGCACACCCTCAACCCCGACGGGCTGTGGCGGCGCTCACAGCAGTCCTGGGGCCACGGCGCAGGCCAGCCCTACCTGGACCGGTCGACGTCGGACGAGGAGCGGTTCCGCTACTCCAAGGGCGTCGATGTGTGGTCGCCGTACCAGTTCCAGTTGCTCAACAACACCGGGCGCGTCCTCACCTCGGCCAACACCAACCTCAAGCTGGCGGTGACCGGCACCTACTTCTGGGTGCTCAACGGCACCACGCTCGGCTACACCACCGCTCCCCTGGCCAGCTTCACGCCCACCACGGGCGCGGTCGGGACCGGCTATGACCTGGCCTCCGACGGCTACAACGTGTGGGCGGTCACCTCGAGCGGGGTGTGGACGGGCTCGGACGCCGCGCCGACGCCGTCGCACTACATCACCACGACGCTGCACTCCACCGCTACGGTCGCCTACGTGCTCGGGCGGCTCATCGTCACCAACGACAACCTGTTCTACAACGTTCTCACCAATTCGCTGCCCGCCGCGCTCTACACCCACCCCAACGCCAACTTCGTGTGGGTCGGGCACGCAGCCGGGACGGGCTTCATCTTCTCGGCAGGCAACGCCGGAGCCCAGGGGATCATCTACAAGACGGCGGTGCAGCCTGACGGTACGTCCCTCGACATCCCGTCGGTGGCCGGCCAGCTCCCCAAGGGCGAGACGATCTCGGCCATCTCCGGCTACCTCGGCCTCATCCTGATTGGGACCAACCGCGGCGTGCGGGTGGCCACGGCCGACTCCTCGGGCAACCTCACCCTCGGCTCGCTTATCACCCCGGCGCCGGCGGTGGCCACCAACCTGCCGCCGAACATGCCCTACCCCGTGCGCTGCTTCGAGGCGCAGGACAGGTTTGCGTGGTACGGCTACTCGAACCTCGACTCGATCTCGACCGGCCTCGGGCGCCTGGACCTGTCCACGCTGGGCTCGCTGACCAATGCTCCCGACACCCCGGCGTGGGCCACCGACCTCATGTACCCCGCCCAGGGCGAGGTGACCTCGGTCGCCTCCTGGTACGACTCCACCTACGGCGTGTGGTGCCGGGTGTTCGCCGTGTCCGGCATCGGCATCATCGCCGAGGACCCGTCCACTCCGGTGGCCTCGGGCACGCTCCAGACCGGGCTCATCACCTACGACATCTCCGACCTCAAGTACGCCGTGTTCATCGACATGCTGCCGGGTGCCAACGCCGGGACGGTCACGGCCTACCTGTCGGTCGACCAGCTCGACTTCGTCAAGTGTGGGCTCACCAACACGGTGCACACCTCGTCGCTGGTGGAGGTGCCGACCCCGCAGACCGACGCCAACACGCTCGAGATGCAGTTCGTGCTGACCTCCACCGGCTCGGTGGCCAACGGCGGGTCGGCCAACATCCACCGCACGACGCTGCGCTCGATGGTCGCCACCCGCTCCTCGACGCAGTTCCTGATCCCGCTGCGCCTGTCGCCGGCCGAGATGACCCGCGGCGACATGCCGGTGTTCTTCGACCCCGACCAGGAGCGCGCCTACCTCGAGAGCCTGCGGCTCAACCGCACCATCACCACGTTCCAGGAGAACAACTCGACCTACGCGGTGACCGTCGACAACCTGGACTGGACCCCCGACCGCATCACCAACCCGCTGGCGCAACGCAACGCCGGCGTCTTGGTAGTGACGCTCACGACCATATCGTGATTTCTCGTGTTGAAAGGTGATATCTAGTGTCCTTCGATAGACGCCAGTACTCCGGGGGGGCGGTGAAGACGACCCTGGCTGGTGGCCTGGCGTCGAACGGCACGTCAATCTCGATTACCTCCGCCACCGGGTGGCCGGCCGGCTCCGGCAACTTCACCATCGTCATCAACCGTGGCACCGCCACCGAGGAAAAGGTGCTGTGCTCCTCGCTGTCGGGCACCACGCTCACCGTGGCCGCCTCCGGGCGCGGCTACGACGGCACGGCGGCCTCGGCCCACCTGACCTCGGAGCCGGTGGAGCTCGTCGCCTCCTCGGTCGACTTCGACGAGGCCAACAACACCGCCTCCCAGACCCTCGGGCGCATCACCACCAAGGGCGACCTCCTGGTCGGCACCAGCATGTCCACGACCGGCGTACTCGCCCTCGGCACCACGGGCCAGGTGCTGACCGTCGATACCACGCAGGCCACCGGCACGAAGTGGGCAGCCAATGCCGCGGTCCCGCTGACCACAGTCACCGCCAAGGGCGACCTCATCCTCGGCACGGCCTCGAGCACGGTCACCAACCTGCCCATCGGGACCACCGGCCAGTTCCTCACCGTCTCGGGAGGCACCGCAGTATGGGGCGGCCCGAACATCACGGCCGCGTCGGTGGCCACCGACGAGACGACGAGTTCGGTGAGCTTCACCGACCTGGCCACGCCGGGGCCGGCAGTCACCGTCACCATCGGCTCGAGCGGCATCGCCATCCTCACGCTGTCGGCGTACATGTACCTGGCGACGGGGAGCGCCTCGCCGTTGGCCCAGTGCTACCTCGGCTACGCCGCCTCAGGCGCGAACACCACCAGTCCTGTCCTCGGCAACACCCTGTGGATCTCCAACCCCGTCTCGGGCGCCGCCAACGTCGGGCACGCAGCGTCGCGGGTGCTCTACCTCACCGGACTGTCAGCGGGGTCGACGACCTTCACCTGCAAATACGCCACGGTCACGGCCACCGCGCACTTCTCCAACCGGACGATCCTGGTGCAGACGCTGTGAGTGGTGTCGATTGCAGCTCGCGCCTTGACGGGGCAGCCACGGCTGCTGCCGGCTACACGTTCGTGATGCGGTACCTCTCGTCCATCGCCGGGCCGAAGATCACCACCGCTGCGGAGTGTGCCGATCTCCGAGGCCATGGGCTGAGCGTCGGACTGGTCTACGAGGACGGCACCATGACCACTGCCGGTGGCACTGTGGCGGGCACGCACAGCGCGCAGGTTGCCATCTACGAGGCCGGGGTGGTGGGTTGCCCGCCCTTCTCGGGGGTAGTCATCTACCTGGCGTGCGACACACCGACTCCACCGGTCGGGACTCGGGAGTACCTGGCTGCTGCCGGCCCGCTGTTGCAGCAGTATGGCTACGCCCGAGGGTTCTACGGCAATCCCGACGCCGGCCGCGCTTTCCTCGGAGCCGGGCTCGTCGATGCCATCTGGTCACCAGAGACGTGGGGCTCGCGCAACATGACCAGCGTTGCCATCGTCCAGCGCGTCCGTCCGCCTGTGGTCATCGCTGGTGTCGAGTGCGACATCGACGACCTCCTCGGCCCGGCTGCCGGCCTATGGATGCCGGCCTCCCATCCTCCGTGCCTGGCGGCGTGAGATGCTTGTTGCCGCCTCGCGGCCTGTGTCGGTCGCAGATGTACTTGCGGCCACCTTCGCGGTCGTGGCCATGCTGGGCGCGGCGTTCTCGGTATTCCGGGCCAACGCCGCCCAGACGCTCATTGCATTACTCCGGGAGAACGTCACGCAACTGGAGACGAGCAGGGATGAACAGCAGCGCCGAGCAACGGCAGCCGAAGCAGAGACGAAGTTGTGCACGGAGCGCGCCCGGCAACAGGAGGAGCGCATCAAGATGCTCGAGAGACTCGTCACGGCAGCCGATGCCATCGCCAAGCTCACCGACCACGTCGACACCCTCCATGTGGAGACGATGGCCGCGATCAAGGCCCAGAGCCGTGCCTCTTGATGCCGCCCTCACCACATACCAGCGGACCAAGCGCCATGAGGAGATGTTCCTCGCCGTGTTCCTGACCGTGGTGGCCGTGGGCTTGATGGTTACCGCCGGCCTCGGCATCCTCGTCCTCCATAATCAGGGGCGCATCCTGCACGCCAACCGCGAGCTGCTGGTGACACAGACCTCTGCCATCCAGGGCGACCTGGCCCGGGCGCAGCAGCAGGTGACCGCCGACAACCAGCTCCTCCTCAGCTTCAACGCCCAGCGCAACAGCTACCTGCAGGAGATCAACCTGCTCGAGCAGCAGGTCCGCAACCTCGGGGGACAACCTACGCTGGTGCCGCTCACACCACCGACCACGAAAGGGCCATGACATGAACCAACCCGCCTACGTCGCGAGCTTTCTGCTGTGACCATACGCGGATCAAAATACGCGTGGCGTGTTGAGGCATCCCTTCCACCGAAGGACGGACGTTCCTACTCCACGAACATCAATTTGTACGTCATCGCCGAATCATTGGAGGATGCCATACACGCGGCGAGGACAAAACATCCAGACATCACGTTCCATAAATGCTGGCGTGACCGTTATGTCGAAGACGTGATCGTCTACGAACCCCAAATCAATCAAGCGAGGCTCGCATGACCCCGGCCCCTGGATTTACGACGACGGAGTTCTGGCTCAGCCTCGCCACGAACGTCCTCGCGCTCATCACCATTCTGCATCCGGGGTTCCAGACACCGCCCGGGCTCGCCCAGGCGCTCGCCGCCCTCGCCGCCTCCATCACCACCATCGGCTATTCGTTCTCACGCGCCGCGGTCAAGTCCGCGGTGGCCAACAACGCCACCCCAACGGCGGGGACACCGGCCGACAAGACCGCGGCGGCCCAGCTCCGAGCACTGGCCAACCAACTGGACCCTACGCCGTGACCCGTCGGGAGACGATCATCGAGGAGCTCCTCGAGGAGATCGAGCGTCTCACCGCCATCCTCACCCTGCACATGCCCACCGGCGTTATCGTTGACATCGACAAGGAGAAGACCGTGCCCCTCACCCTGGAAGACACCGACCGCGCAGCGCACACCGCCGCTGCCGGCTACACCAACGCTGACGGTAGCCCGTACACCGGCTCGACCGAAGGCTTCACCGTGGTGTGGTCCTCGACAGACCTCAACGTGGCCACCATCGACCCGACGTCGGGTGGCTGGACGCTCGTCGGTGGCGACGGGACGAGCTCCATCACCGCCACCGTCACGCTCCCCAACGGGACCACGATCACCGGCTCCGACTCCGTGACCGCGGAGCCCCCGGCCGTGCCGTTCCCCACAGGAGTCGTTGTTACCCTCACCTGAGACGTTCCCGTGATTGCTGTCGACGCAGCCCACTGGTGGGGGCCGGTCGGCTACCTCTACCGACAGACGCCGGGCAATCTCATCGCATCGTTCATCGCATTCGTGGCCGGCTACCTCGTCGGCCGCGGACCGGTGAAGCGCATCCTCGCCGAGCATCGTGCTCACCAAAAGTGGATGGCGGAGCACCTGGCGGAGGTGCACCGCCATACCACCGGCCACGCTCCGTCACCGCACCCGAAACACGGGGTGGTGTAATACCTCCCGAGTTTCGTCACATGACGTAATGACGGACTAGCGTCGGTGGATGCCCATACTCATCTCGTTCCTCATGGCGCTGCACGCGTGGGTGATGCCGCCGTCGCCCTTCGACCGAGTGGCTACCTGCGAGTCCGGCAACAACTGGTCGATCAACACCGGCAACGGCTACTACGGCGGGACGCAGGACAGAGAGTCGTTCTGGGTCACCTGGGGCGGCCTCGAGTACGCCCCACGCGCTGACCTCGCAACGCGTACCCAACAGATCGCCGTCGACATGCGTGCTCGCGACGGATGGCACGGTATGCGAGGCCGAGGGTACGAACCGTGGACCTGCGGCTACATGGCGTATAGATAATGCTTGCGCTTCTGTAGATACAACCGTACCCTAGGGTCCCGATGCCGATCGTCACCTGTCTGCGTTGCGGTGGTACCGGGAAGCACTGGGTAGCCAAGCCTCCGAAGCATGGCAAGAACACCACGTACGTCCTCGGTTGCCGTTGCCAGAAGTGCACCGCGGCACATGCGACATACGAGTTCAACCGCCTGAGGAGGAAAGAACAATGACCATCATCGCCTGGGAAGCACCGCCGGAACGTCCGAGCCTGGGCCGGGTGTCGAAGTGGGACCCGATCATGGTGGAGCTCCGTGCCCACCCGGGCCAGTGGGCCAAGCTCGTCGAGGCCGCCGACAACAAGAAGGCGAGCTCGCAGCGCCAGGCCCTGGCCAAGAAATACCCGGACATCACCTTCGCTGCCCGCGGCACCGCCGTCTACGGCACGTTCCCCGCTCCGCCAGCACCGCCTGCGGCATGACCGCCAACGAATGCTTCACCTGCGGCTACCCGTGGGTGCGTGCCGAACACGCTGAGTGGTGCATCGAAGTCGACGGCAAGCGAGTTCATGCCATGAACCGGTACAGCCACGATTACGTCGAATGGCCGAAGTGCCCGATCTGTGGTGGCGGCACCAGTCACCCAGGCGACCACCGCCGGACCAAGAAGCACCAGGCGGCCCTCCGGTGAGTGTCTTCGAGATCGTCAAGTTCCAGCAGGACATCGACGAGCTGTACCAGCGTGAGCGGCACATGCTGGAGACGCTGGGGGTCCTCCGCGAGGCCCTCATCAGCACCATCCGCGCCGTGGAGGCGATCGAGACGCGGCTCGAGGCGATGGAGGAGGAAACATGACGGGTCTTTACATCAAGTGGTTGAAGACTGGCCGCGTTGGTCCGTACAGCGGCGAGCAGTGGCCCGATCCCCGCTACTGGCTCACGGTCGACGGGCCGCTCGAAGCCTGTCGCAACGGCATCCACGTCTGCGGCCTTTACGAATCGTTCGAGTGGATGAGCGACGAGGCGTGGCTCGCCGAGGTCGACGAGACGGACGGGTTCTGGCATAAACCTTCGAAGTTCGTTTGCCGGCGTGCGCGACTCGTCGAACAACTGCCGTGGAACGAACGGACAGCAAGATTGTTCGCCGCCGACTGCGCCAAGCATGTTCTGCATTTCTTCGAGGACAAGCGACCGCGCGACGACCGGCCCCGCAAGGCCATAGCGGCGGCCCGTGATTATGCCGAGGGCAGGATCACGGCCGCCGCTCGGGCCGCCGCTTGGGACGCCGCTCAGGCCGCCGCTTGGGACGCCCCTCAGGCCGCCGCTCAGGCCGCCGCTTGGGACGCCGCTCAGGCCGCCGCTCGGGCCGCCGCTCGGGCCGCCGCTCGGGCCGCCGCTCAGGCCGCCGCTTGGGACGCCGCTCAGGCCGCCGAACGACAGTGGCAAGCCGAACAACTGGCTGACGTGCTGGGGCTCGAGAGCGTATGACCCCGGACCAGCTCCTCAGCGCCCCAGCCAGGCCCACGTTCGACGGCTGGGGGCGCTACCTGCTCCGCCTGCCGGGGGAGCCCAAGCCCAAGGGCCGCACCAGGGTGACCACCTTCGCCGGCACCTTGGACGAGAAGGACGCCCTGCTGCCCTGGAACGGCTCCAGGGTCCTGCTGGGCTACGACGCCTCCTCATCGCTCAGGGCGCAGCACGCGGCCCTTGTGGCCCGCTACGGCGACCCCTGGTACGCCTCGGAGACGGCCAAGGCTGAGGTCAAGGCCATCGTCAAGGCGTGCGCCGAGAAGGGCGGCTCCACCGAACGGCGCGACATGGGCACGGCGCTGCACGACCTGCTCAACGCCGCCATCACCGGCAAAGTCCTGGTCGACGACATCCCCACCGAGTTCCGCCCGGTGGTGGAGGACGTGCTGGAGATGGTGGCCAGCCGTGGCCTCACATTCACCGAATGGGCCGAAGTATCGGTCTACATCCCCGAGTTCGACCTTATCGGCACCCTCGACGCCATTGTCGACGGTGCTCTGGGGCTACTGGTCGCCGACTTCAAGACGGGCGGCAGCCACTGGGCACCACGGCGCAAGGACGGCGCCCAGGTGGGGTGGGTGGATGCCCACGCCCCCTCCGACCTGGCCGAGGCGTGCCAGTTGGCCCTCTACGCCCAGGCCAAGTACATCATCGGCTGGCCTGACAACCCGCAGGACGAGTGCACGCTCACGCCGATGCCCCCGGTAGATATCAGTCACGGGATCGTCATCCACTGCCCGGCCACCGGAGGTGGTGTGGCGCTGCGGCACCTGGACCTGGACGTGGCCCGCGAGGTGTGCGAGGTCATCGCCCAGGTCCGGAAGTACCGCAGCGCCAAGGTGCTCCTCAGCCGCGACGGGCCGCCGGAGCCGTCGAAGGAGGCCGACCTCAGGCGCTATATCGCCGAGCGCATCGAGCTCGTCAAGGCCGCCGGCCACGGGACTGACCTGGCCAGGCTGTGGCCTCGCGATGTCCCCACGTTCAAGCAGTCCACCGACCATACGTGGGAGCAGCTCGAGGCCATCGACAAGGCCGTGTGCGAGGTGGAGAGCGATCACCTGATGCCCTTCCACGACGCACCAGATCCGAGGATGACGTGAGGGTGGGGGAGGTAAGTGATGGGTGAACAGGCGACGACCATCGTCGGAAATAGGTGCGAGGGCTGCGGTCGCTTGCTGCCCCTTCGCCCGTGCTGCGACCACCCGCTCGCCCGCATCCTCTGTGCCAACTGCTACCGGGCGCAGCAGGACGGCGCCGACCCGATCCGGTGCATCCATAAGACCGACGAAAGCAGAGGAAGTTGAAACCGATGAGTAGGTTCCACAGCCACAGCGGATGGTTCTTCGAGCGCCGGGACGATGGTTCCGTCGAGATCACCAGACGCATCCCCATCCACGACGACTTCCGAGGGCCGGTCGACGGCTGGCCAGTCGAGTACGTGCGCCTCGACCCCGACACCTGGGCGTCGGTGGTGGCGAGCGTGTCGGCCAGAGGCGAGATGGACGGTCGGTTCTTCGACGCTCAGGCGTTCCATGCTGGGGACGAAGACCCCGAGTTCAAGCGGCTCGCACGCCACCACCTGGAGGCCGAGAACATCGCCGCACAGATGGCCGACCTGCTTCGCAACGTCCGAGCCCTGCCCAACCTCGACGCCAGCATGGGCACCGTCATTGACGATCACGTCCAGCGTTGGGATGAGCACCAGACCCCGGCGTGGCCTGAGGTGGAGAAGGGAGCCGTGACTGAGCCAGAGGAGGATGCCCACGAGGTCGACATTCGGCGCTTGGAGGACGCGCTACTCCTAGTGTGGGGCGAGCTACCGGCCGAGCAGAGTCTTGAGCTTCGCCGCGAGTTGCCTGCTTTGATGGATTTCTGCGCCCATCTGCATCACTCGATCGAACATGAGCGGGCGATGGTGCGTCGCAACGTGTGGGCCGATCCGCCAGGCGACAACGTCCAGTGACGGCCACCGAGGCGGCCGAGATGATGCTCCGGGCTTACCTGCTCATCGACAAGGCCGAAGCGGATGGGCGCATGACACCAGACGAGGCGAGGGCCAGCCGCGTCCTCATTCGCGTCGGGGAGGTAAGTGATGGCGGCGATTAGTCCTGGACCGGGCCAAGACGCGATGCCAAGGAGCGCCAGAAAGCGACTGTTCGCCTGCCCGCACCTCCGGCTGCTCCGAGATATGGACGATCCCGATGGCCGTTGGGTCTGCGCGGAGTGCGACATGGCCTTCCGGCTGGTCAAGGAGGATGCATGAGGTTCGCTTACGCCGACCCGCCCTACCTCGGATGCTGTGGCCTGTACGGCCACTACCACGGCGCCGACGGCCAGTGCTGGGACGACCCTGAGACGCACCGGCAGCTGGTCGACACGCTCGTCGCCGAGTTCCCCGACGGCTGGGCGCTGTCACTCTCCGCGCCGAGCCTCAGGGTCATCCTGCCGATGACGCCAGCCGACAGCCGGATCGCCCCGTGGAACAAGACGTTCGCTGCGTTCAAGAAGGGCGTGCGGCCTTGTTATGCGTGGGAGCCCGTCATCTTCTGGCGTGGCCGTAACCCGAACGCCGGTTTCCCGCACGCACCGCCCGAGAAGGGCGGCAAGCAGAACACCCCCAAAGACTTCTTGCTCGACGTCCACGGGCTCGCGGCGCCGATCACGCTCCAGAAGGGGTTGACAGGCGCCAAGTCCGAGGAGTTCTGCCGCTGGGTGCTGTCCCTGCTCAACGTCCAGCCCGGCGATGAGCTCGTCGACCTGTACCCCGGCACCGGGATCATGAGCCGGGTGGCCGCTGAGGTTACCGAGGCCGCAGCGTGAGGAGGAGGTTGAGTGAGACTCCGTAAGCGCCGTCACTGGGCCGAGGCGACCATGCACGACGTCAGCATCCTGCCGGGCGGCACCGTGCTGCACCACACGACCTGCCCGTGCCGAGCCGCCGAGCGGGCACGCTTCAACGAGCCGGCCGAGCCGCCTTCTGGTTCGGACACCACTTGCGTGGACGGCCGACTCGGGAACGACCCTATCGGGGCGAAAGGAGACGAATGACCGACGACCCAGCCGTGTGCAAGCTCTGCAACCACCACGGCCGCAACATCGACTGCAGGACCGCCTGCGAATGCGAGTGCTGGTGCCACGACACGCACCGGTTCGCTGTCAACGGCACGCCGTTCCCACCCATCACACACACCAAAGCAAAGGAGAACACACCATGACTATGGACATCGACCAGCTCCTCGGCGGCCCCGGCGCGCCGAACGCCTTCCCCGAAGGCACCCCTGTGGGGACGAAGATCTCCGGGCGTATCACCAACGCCAGCACGCGGCGGCAAACGACGATGGCCGGTGAACCGTTGTTCTGGGGCGACGGCAGCCCTCGCATGGAGCTCATCGTCACCCTTGCCACGCCCGACGGCGACCGGCGTCTGTTCGCCAAAGGGAACATGTTGAGAGCCATCAAGGGCGCGGTGAAGGCGTCGGGAGCGAAGCTGTTGATCGACGGCACGCTCGAGGTGACGCGCACCGGCAAAGACGAGCCGAAGAACCCTGGCTTCAAGGGGGCGTGGACCTACGAGGCGTCCTACGTCCCTCCGGCGCCCGGGATCGACGTCAAGGACCTGTGATGGCCGAGGACGACAACCTCATGCGTGGGTTCCTCTACATGAAAGGGCTCCTCGCTCGCTACGGGACCCAACGCACCGCGGAATTGCTCACGCTGGCCGACCGCCTCGTCAAGGAACAGGTGTTCCCCAACCGTCTTGCTGCGATCGCCGGTATCGAGGAATACATGGGACTGCCAGTGACAACACCTGTGAGCAAAGAGGTCGCCGACTACACGACAGGGCAGAAGCCATGATCTTCCTCCTCCTGGCCCTGCCGGCGGTGGTGCTGCTGTGCGCCATCGACGCGATCCTCGAGCGGCTGCTGTGATGGAAGACGCGCGGACTGCTCTCGTCCGCGCCATCGACGCGTCCTACGCACATGAGGTAGCCATCACTCGCGCCGCTGCAGCGTGGTTCGACAGTAAGCGCCCACTCGACTGGTCCTTGCGCGAGCACATCGCCCACGTCGAGGTCAACTGCACGACGCGTGCCGAAAAAGCCTTGGCGCGAGCCGTCGTCTACATGCTGATCGAAGAACTCAAGTGAAGAAGGGCCCGTTGTTCGAGTCACAGGTGGTGGACTACCTGCGCAGCCACGGCTTCCCCTGGGCCGAGCGCAGGGTGCAGGGCGGCAGCAAGGACCGCGGGGACGTGGGGGGCGTCCCTGCGGTCACCCTCGAGGTCAAGAACTGCGCTCGCTTGGAACCGGCGGCTTGGGTCGACGAAGCAGCGGTCGAGGCGGCGAACGCCGGCACCGAGGTCTACGCCGTTGTCGCAAAGCGCAGGGGCAAGGGTGACGTGGGCCAGAGCTACGTCATCATGCCCCTGTCGGTGTTCGTGGGCTTGGTCAGATGAACGACCCGCCAGGCTGGGGGTGGCGGCGCTACGCCGCCTGTCGGGGGCTCGGGACCGAGCTGTTCTTCGCCGAGACGGCCAACGCCTCGTTCGTGGCTGGGCGAAAGGTGTGCTTCGGCTGCCCGGTCCGCCAGGCGTGCCTGGACTACGCCCTCGAGCACCACATCCCCTACGGCGTGTGGGGAGGGACGTCGGAGCGGGAGCGACGGCGGATGACAAGGAGGAGGATACGTGACCAGGCCACGACTGCTTGACCTGTTGCCCGACGATCTGGCTGCCCGGATCGTCGTTAGCGACGATTGCTGGGAATGGACCGGTTGGCACAACAATCTGGGCTACGGCTACGTACGGTGGGGAGGGCGTGATCGTCCCATACATCGTGTGGTCATGGAATTGCTCAACCGGGTCGCGCCCGACCAAGACGTGGACCATCTGTGCCGCAACCCCGGCTGCACCAACCCTGAACATCTAGAAGGCGTTTCACACCGCGAGAACATTCTGCGCGGGCGTGGCGTAACGAAGACGCATTGCAAGCGCGGCCACCCACGTACACCTGAGAACACGTATACCCGAAAGAACGGACGTCATTGGTGCGCGGCCTGTGCCAGAGAGGGTTGGCGTCGTGGGTAAGCCTCGGCTATTGGATTTATTTTGTGGGGCCGGCGGAGCGGCGATGGGCTACCACCGGGCCGGCTTCGAGGTGGTGGGTGTGGACATCCAGCCGCAGCCGCACTACCCGTTCAATTTCGTACAGGGCGACGCGCTGGGGATCGCCGAAGGGTCGATGAGGCTCGGTTTCATCTTCGATGCCATCCACGCGTCGCCACCGTGCCAGGCGTACACAACGATGAACAACCGGCACGGTTCCGCGGGCCCGGCGCTGATCGCCGACACCCGCCCCCTAATGAAAGCGACCGGCCTGCCCTACGTCATCGAGAATGTGCTCGGGGCACGGCGCCACCTCCACCACCCGACGATGCTCACGGGCGAGATGTTCGGCCTGAGCGTCCACCGGCCGCGCCTGTTCGAGACGTCGTTCCTGATCCTGCGCGGCCGCGTCCCCTCGCGCCGTCAGTTGGGCCCCGTGGCGGTCTACGGGCGCGAGGACGGCCGGCGGCTGTCCACGCGAGCGGACGGGACCGAGCTCCACGTCGCCAACCTCGAAGAAGGGTCCGAGGCCATGGGCATCGACTGGATGACCTGGGACGAGCTCAGGCAGGCCATTCCGCCCGCGTACACGGCTTGGATCGGCGAGAGGCTCATGGACGCCCTGAAGGACGCCTGAGCCCCCCGTAGAGCCCTACAGGGGGCTCAGCGCCCCACGCACGGATGACTGCCTCCGAGCAAAGACGGGCTGTTCTGAGGGAAGGAGCACAGCAGTGACCACGCTACCCACGCCGCAGAACGGCAGGCACGACTTCGGCGCGCCTCTCGAGGGGGGCGACCGATGACGAGATTAGCTCATACCGGCGACATCCTGATGGCTGTCGGCTGCCCACGCTGCGGGTGGGCGGTACTGGTGGAACTCGATGCCGTCGAGGGTTACCTGACGGGCACCTGCACCGACAAGGTACGCCGGGGGCAACCATTGTCGGCCCTCTGCGGCACGCCGCTCGAGCTCACCGGCCGAGCCGCGCGCTTGATCGTCAGCGGCGACGGCCGGCCGGAGCCGTACGAAGAACGACTCGAGGAGCTATGACCGCCTTCGAGCGGACGACGGCCGCGCTACTTGCCGTCGGGTGCCGGGGCCGTGGTGGGAGTTGGACGTGCCCGGCCCATGAGGACCGCAACCCGTCACTCTCCGTGACCAATGGCGGTGGCAAGGTCCTGATCAAGTGCCAGGCCGGCTGCAGCCTCGAGGACATCCTCGAGCGCCTCGGGCTGGCGAAGGCCGACCTGTTCGACGAACCCCTGGTCAACGACAGACCGCGCATCGTCGCCGAGTACGACTACCTCGACGAGAAGGGCGAGCTGCTGTTCCAAGTGGTGCGCTACGACCCGAAGGCGTTCCGCCAGCGCCGGCCAGCCGACGGTGGCTGGGCGTGGAAGCTGGGGGACGTCCGGCGGGTGCCGTACCGGTTGCCGCAGCTCCTCGACGGCATCGCCGAGGGCGCGGCGGTGTTCGTGGTGGAGGGAGAGAAGGACGTCCACGCGCTCGAGGACGCCGGTTACGTGGCGACGTGCAACGCCGGCGGGGCCGGGAAGTGGCTCGAGCAGTTCACCGGCTATCTGCGAGGCGCGCCGGTGGTGTACGTGGTGGCGGACAAGGACGAGCCCGGGTACGCCCACGCCAGGGCGGTGAGGGACAGTTGTGCGCGCCACGGGGTGCCTGTCGTGCTCTGTGAGGCCGCTGAGGGCTTCAAGGACGTGGCGGAGCACCTTGGGGCCGGGCGGGGCGTTGAAGACCTCCTGATGGTCGTGGAGGAGCCTGAAGTGCCTGAGGTAGCTGAGGAGGCGCCGGCTAACCCGTTCCTGGCGGCCGAGGTCAACTGGGACGAGCTGTTCAACGCCGACAACGGCCCGGAATGGCTGCTCGAGCCCTTCCTGGCGCGTGGGAGGACCCATGCGGTGTTCGCGGTGGCGGGAGTCGGCAAGTCGTTCGTGGTGCTCGCTGCTGCCGCGGCATTGGCCAGTGGACGTGCCTTCCTATCGAAGCCGCAGACAGAGCCACAGCATGTGCTCTATTGCGACTACGAGATGACCCCTGATGACGTCCGCGACAGGTTGATGGACTTCGGGTACGGACCTGGGGAGCTCGGCTATCTGCACTACTGCCTGCTGCCGGTGGCACATCCACTGGACACGGAACAGGGTGCCGCGGAGATTGTCGAAGCTGCCGAGGCGGTGGGTGCGGTCCTGGTGGTGATCGATACCGCTGGACGTGCGGTCGGCGGTGAGGAGAACGAGGCGGACACCTATCGCGCATTGGCGAGGTTGACGATGTTGCGGCTGAAGTCGCGGGGGATGACGGTGGTGAGGGTCGACCACGCGGGAAAGAATGCCGAGGCCGGTCAGCGTGGCTCGAGCGCGAAGAACGATGACGTAGATGTCGTCTGGCGCGTAAACAAGGTAGACGGCAACGGACGCGTGCTCGAGGCGTTGAAGCGACGCGTGAACTGGGTGCCGGAGCTGGTGGCGCTCGACGTCATCGAGGCGGCTGACGGCTGTTGGTCGATCAGCCTGCCCGCGTCGGGCCACGGGTGGCCAGCGGGGACGAAGGAGGCGGCTGACGCCCTCGACGAGCTCGGGGCGGACGAGGATATCGGCTCGAACGCGGCGGTACGACTGCTGCGCGAGGCGGGCCGGAGCTACCGCCGGCAGGTGGTGCTGGCGGCCGTCAGGTGGCGCAAGTGTGACCCGCGCCGGATGCTCGGGTTCGCGGAGAGTGTTCGGAAAGTGGTTCCGGAACCAGCTGGAACCGCCGGAACCGAAGTTGGGAACTCTGGTGGGAACCAGGATGAGGAAAATTTCTGAATTCGTCTCTGACCAGCACAAAGAGTGTCGGGAACCACCAAGCGGAACCAGCGGAACCACTTGCCGAGCTTGACAGACCGTTTACGATGGCGGCGTCCACGAAGTGCGCCTACGGCGGCCGCCTTCGTAAACGGTCGAAGCTGCCACTTTTCGTGAGATTTCTCTTAGGAAATTCTCAGACGCGAAGACGCCCCCGGACTCGTTCAGAGCCGGGGGCGTCTGCTGCTCTTGGGAGCGTCTAGTAGCCCTTGTGGATGCTTTCGTGCTGCCAGCCCCAGGCCTCGCGCTCATAGCCTTTGCGAGCCGGCCTAGGTTCGACGTTGTGGACCTCACGTAGGTGAGCGGCGATCTTGCGAGGTGCGAGCCGGCCCGTTTCGAGCGTGTGGTGGTAGACGTCAGGTTCACCCCTGGTGAACGCTGCCGCGGCGCGGTCGTCGGCGCTCGCAACCAGCTAGGCAGACTGCAGATCCATAACGGATCTGGTATGGATCGACGCAGAGTGGTCGCAATATGCACACAAACCGTGCACATCTGCAGCGATAGCATCACTCACAGTGTGTGCGGCCGCAATCGCACGGCTGGCAGCAGTCGCGCCTCAGTCAGACAATGTGCTGGATCGTCTGACCGGCCGTGTGCCCTCGACGGCCTCGATTTTTGGCGTACTAGGCGTCTGAGCGGGGCGTCAAATCTCTGAGAGCCGCCGCTCCGAGAGCCAGACGGGACACCGTCAAACCACGGACGGTCGGCTGCTGCTACCCTGTGCGCCGCACGGAGGACCGCTCAATGGCCAAACGCGGGCACCCACTTCAGCCGGAAGAGAAGCAGCGGATCATCAAGCTGATCGAGGCCGGGTACACGCAGACTGCCATCGCGGAGCGGCTCGGGCGCTCGAGGCCGACGATCTCATCGTACCTGTCGGGGCTGCCTCCCGGTACCACGGGCAAGGGCATCCGCCAGGCCAAGGACGCCGCCGAGGCCGGGGCGCCCAAGGAGGAGGCAAAGTGGAGCCCCGAGGCCCGCAAGGCCATCGAGGACATCGCCTACTTCGCCCGGCGGTACTACGGCTGCATCATCATGCCCTTCCAGGAGGAGGGCCTCGCCAAGATCATGGAGCTGCTGGACACGCCCCAGCGCGAGTACGTGGTCATCAACCAGGCGCCGGGCACGGGGAAGTCGATGTTCTTCACCCGCATCGTGCCGGCCTGGCTCACCGTTCAGCGGCGGGACATCCGCGGGATGATCGGCTCGATCAGCCAGGGAATGGCGACCCGTTACCTGGAGGCGCTGAGAAATGATTTCACCAGAAGGCAACCAATCCAGCCCTCTTCGAGCGACATCGCCGCAGGAATCTCAGTCGACGCTGAGGCTTGTCTCGTCGATGATTTCGGGCGCTTCCGCCCGGAGGCTGGAGGAGAGGATTCCTGGACTCAGCGGGGCTTCACCGTCGCGCAGCTCGGGAGAAGGCCGACGCCGCACAAGGAGCAGACGTGGATCGCTGTCGGAGCGGAAACGGAGTACATCGGGACCCGGGTGGACATCGCCATCTGGGATGACGCTTGGTCCGATTCGTTTACGACGGTGGAGTCAAAGCAACGCTTCTACCGGTCGTTCGATATGGTCGCTGAGCGCCGCCTGGAACCGCACGGGCTTCTCGTTCTCCAGGGGCAAAGAATGGCGTCGGACGACATTTACCGTTACTGCCTCGACAAACGGGCGCCAGCGGACGATGACGATGACGACGATCTTGTTTTGACGGGGCAGATGTACCACCACATCAAGTTCCCGGCGCACTTCGACGATCGCTGCGAGGGGAAGCACGACAAGAGAATTGCCAAGCCGTACCCCGACGGCTGCCTGCTGTACCCGAAGCGCGTGCCCTGGAGCGACCTGCGGATGATCCGGGACAAGTCGATGGCGGAGTACCAGTTGCTCTACCAGCAGGAGGACGCCGACCTCGACGACTGTCTGGTCAAGGAGATCTGGGTCAAGGGCGGCGAGGACGCCGACGGGAGCTACCCGGGCTGCTGGGACTGGCGACGGGACCTGTGCCAGTTGCCCGAAGGGCTCAATCGGGGCTTGAGCGTTTGCAGCGTGGATGTCTCGCCGACGCAGTACTGGGCCGTGCAGTGGTGGTACATCGTCGACACCGGCGTGGGCAACGTCCGCTACCGGTACCTGCTCGACCTCGAGGGCGTGAAGATGCAGTCGGGGCAGTTCCTCGACTACGACACCCGCACGCGCACGCACACGGGCCTCGCTGAGGAGTGGATGGCGAGGAGCCACAAGCTCGGCTGCCCGATCCGGTACTGGGTGGCGGAGATCAATGCCGCGCAGCGGTTCCTGTTCCAGTACCAGCATGTGCGCGAGTGGCAGGCGAAGTGGAACTGCCAGATCCTTCCCCACACCACGGGTAGGAACAAGAGCGACCCTGAGCTCGGCGTGGGCCAGCTCGGCAAGCTGTACCGTAACGGCCTCGTCAGGCTGCCCGGGCTCCCGCAGAACGTCGGCGGGAACGCCGCGAGATGGAAGTCGCTGCGCCTTGTCGATGAAGGGAAGAAGTGGAGGCCCGGCGTGAAGACGCGTGACGATCAGATCCTCGCACAATGGTTCGTCGAGTTCAACCTGCCGAAGATGATGACCGGGCAGCAGGCGGTGCCGGCAGTGCGCGATGACATCCCGTCGTGGGTGCAGGCGTCGGCATGAACCGTTTGCACTCCCGACGTTCGCGCTACCGGCGCGATCAGTTGAACGGCTTGCGCGAGCAGGTGAAGGCAGAGCGGTCGCGGGCCGATCGGTGGATGGAGCAGACATTCCTGGTTGACGCTGCTTACCGCCAGCTCGTCAAGAAGTCGTACCCGATCTACCCGATCGAGAAGTGGGAACGATGATCTCCGTTGCCGAGATCGTCGAGCTCTACACCGAGCGCCAACAGGCCCAGGGGCCGCTCATCGCCCAGATGCGCGAGCTCACGATGGCCTACGAGGGGTCCGTTGCCGTGCCCCTCCCCGAGCTCGACCGCAACGAGAAGGTGGCGGTGGCCAATCTGATCGCCCAGGGGCTCGACCAGACCGCCATGCGTATCGCCTCCACGCTGCCCGACGTCTGGTTCCCGCCGACAAAGCCCGGCGTGGACCTGCAGGAGAAGAACGCCAGGATCAGCCGGCAGGCCGTGCTCGGGTGGTGGGACGCATCGGAGATGGACCTCAAGCTCGGCCGCCGGGCGCGCTGGCTGATCGGCTACGCCTGCTCCCCCGTGCAGTTGTGCTGGGACGACAAGCGTGGCTGCCCCAAGTGGAAGCTCAGGGACCCGGTGCAGTTGTTCCCCGCCCGTGGCGAGGATCCCGACTGCATGGTCCCCGACAACGCCATCTACGCCTTCAAGCGCAGCCTGTCGTGGCTGCGCACCCATTACCCCGACGAAACGCTCAAGCTGCAGAAGGGGAAAGATGCCCGACCCGATCACCTTTTCGAGCTTCTCGAGTACAGCGACGACACCGAATGTGTGCTGGTCGTGGTCGGACGGGCCAGAGATCCTTATGATCGCCAGGGACAGTGGGGGACACAGCCGTACATGGAGTTGGAGCGGGCGCCCAACCGAGTTGGATCGCCTCTCACCTTTGTTCCAGGACGTCTTACGCTTCATGGAAGGCACGGGGCCTACGACGGGCTGATCGGGCTGTACCAGCAGCAGGCCAAGCTCATGGCGCTCGAGGTCATCGCCGTCACCCGCGGCATCTTCCCCGACGAGTGGCTCGTCTCGAGGCCCAACGAGATGGCCCGCGTGGTACAGATGGCCAACGGGCGCAAGGGCGTCATGGGCCAGGTTGAAGGCGGCGAGATCATGCCCATCACCGTGCAGCCGGGCTACAAGACCGAGGGGACCATCGACCGCATCGAGCGGTACATGCGCGTCGAGGGCGGCATCCCCGCCGAGTTCGGTGGCGAGTCGACCACCAACGTCCGCACTGGGCGCCGCGGCGATTCGATCCTCTCGGCCACCGTGGACTTCCCCATCCAGGAGGCGCAGCGGGTGCTCGCCCGTTCCATGCAGCACGAGAACTCCGCCGCGATCAACATGGCGAAGGCCTACAGCCCCAACCGGGCGCGGACCTTCTACATCGGGCGCTCGTCACAGCGCGTCGACTACGTGCCGTCGAAGAACCTCGTCTCCGACGTGAACATGGTCGTCTACCCTGCCTCCGGCTCCGACATCAACCAGCTCGTCGTGGGCCTCGGGCAGCGCCTCGGCCTCGGCGAGATGAGCCTCTACACCGCCATGCGCCTCGACCCCATGGTGGACGACCCTGACCATGAGAAGGACCTTGTCATCGCCGAGAAGCTCGAGGCTGCGCTGCTGAACGGCATCGCCCAACAGGTGCAGTCGGGGCAGCTTGGTGCCGCCGACGTGGCGCAGATCGTGGCTGCCGTGCGCGAGGACAGATCGACGCTCGAGGATGCCGTGCTCAAGGTGCAGAAGGCCAAGCAGACCGAGCAGGCCACCTCAGGACCGCCGGGTACACCGGAAGGTCCCGTCGCTCCCGGCGCGCCGGAGGCGCAGCCAGGCCTCACCCCACCGGGCCAGGCTCCTCCGGCCGCCGGCACCATCGGGCCGCAACCCAATCAGCAGGGGTTGGCGCAGCTTCTCGGTGCGTTGAAGTCCGGGGCGCAGTCCCCCGTTCCGAGGACCGCAGCGTAATGCTCTGCGGCGCCTGTCTGCTCAAGCTGCTGTTGAAGTCCGACGCGACTGACGGGATGACGTTCGCTACCAAGGAGCTTTGGAACGGCGAACGGGTGAAGGCAGCGGTCACGATTGTGGCTGGCGAAGCGTTGTGCTGGGAGCACTGGTTCGAGACTGCGGTGAGGATGCGAGATGGCTAGGGGCGGCGCGAGGGTCGGCAAACCAGCGACCCCATACGCAAACAGAACGGACCTGCCCGGCAAGGGCGCTCGGGCAGTGAGCGATCTTGTGCCGCTAGGAGAGACCTGTTGGTCCTGCGGCACTGAGGGGTCGATTCCTGGGTTGAGGATGCCGTGCCCGTTCTGTGAGAAAGGGCACTCATTGAGAAATCAGTCGATTGAGGATCGAAAAGCGGCACTAATGGCTAGCGGTCATCGTGCGACGTGTGATGCGGTCCTCTATGCGGAGGATAATTCGGACTGCAACCTGGGGTGCTTGGGATGAGTGACCCAAGCGTCAATATCGACAACCTGATCGCGTCGGTCAACGCGGCGTCGAACAGCGAACGGGTGAAGGCAGCGGTCACGATTGTGGCTGGCGAAGCGTTGTGCTGGGAGCACTGGTTCGAGACTGCGGTGAGGATGCGAGATGGCTAGGGGCGGCGCGAGGGTCGGCAAACCAGCGACCCCATACG